CCATAAGCATCTATGCGGTCAGGCTCTTCATTTTTCTTTATGTCTACCCAATTTGGATGATAATACCAAGCCTCTATTTCTCCTTCGTCATTTTTCTTTTCAGGTCTTAAAGTATGTATAGGAAAATGCTCTAAATCTACTGGCTCGCCATTTTTATAAATTACTTGAATAGCAGCCATTCCCAATGCTTTACGGTCGTATATTATTTTTCTCAGTTCTTTTGGTCTAACCTTAGAATAAATTTCAGTCCATTCTTTAGTATATTTACCTGCATTAGTAGCACCTAAACCTTTACCATAGATGAGGTTTGATATACCCTTTATAATAGCGTTGTTAGTTGTGCTTCTCTGACTTCTGTCAATAAGATAGTTGAAATAGTCATTGTCTTCACCATACTCAACGTAATCACCATTTTTTACCTCTTTAATCTCAGGTGATGTATAAGACGATAAATTAACAATTATGCTCTCTCTATTAGACTGTGATGTACTCATCTTGTGTATTTATTTTATTAGAATTTAAGTAAACATCGTCAACATCAGAATAAATCGTACATCTATAAATCAAAACTTGGTTTTTAAATATGTCTAAAATGTATGTTTGATTTTTTTCAAAGTTAAAAGAATTATCTGTTATCACGTTGTAATACCCCTCTTCTGCAACTGATAATGTCTTTTCAAAAGTAACTTGTTTAGTGTACTGATTAGTGATCTTTACATCAACTGCAGCAAATTTTTCTGATACAAAATATAACTTATCTGTCGACTGATTGACTTGCATACCTATAATATAACTTTTAGATGCGGTTTGTAACAAATTTAAGAAAAAAAAACCTTACAAATTAATGCAAGGTTTTTCGTGTTGTACTTATAAGTCAATTTTAGATTGTTGTTCCCTCTACTACACTTGTCTGACTATCATCACCTACAATTGTTGGGTCAACAAAACGCGATAGTTGGCGCTCTTTTGCTGTAACGGTAAGGTTGTAACCTGACATATCTCCCATTGCTCCTCCAGTTACTTGATTCACCTGAACATCACATCCATTTTCAAGTCCTAATAACAAATAATTGCCGTTGTAGTCCTCAACAATTACATGAGGTCTTCCAAAAGTAGCTAATTGCAATTCTTCTCTGGTTGCTGCATCAAGTTTCTTAACGATCGCGGTCAATGTACTAGTCACAAATGACGTTCCATTTTCACCTGAAATTTCATTTGCATCCTCTAAGGAATGACCACCATCTCTAAGCTCATATTTGTATAGGTCTATTGGAGACGTAGGACTAGATAATAAATTATCTATAATTCCGTCAGTTTCGGTAAACTCGTTAAAAATACTAGCGTTAAAGTTAGCAAAGTAAAATGCCTTTATACCTCCTACGCTATCTTTACAAGGCTCTCTACGTCCTTTTGATAAATCACATGCCATAATATTATTTTTATAAGGGGAGACTTTGCTCCCCTTGTTAGATTATTAATTTGCTGAATTAGTTATTCCGTATGTCACGAAATCTTGAGCGAACTCGTACTGAACGCCAGCTGTGTAACGCATAACAAATCTTACATTTTGACTGCCGTCAAGGTCAGCCATATCCAAGACTTTTACTTCGTTGTGATCTGATAAAAGTCCAGTACCAAAGTGCAAGTTTTGTTTTCTGGTAGCGATCATTTGGTCACCAATCAATCCCTGGGTCATAAACACTTTTACACCGCTAAATGTTTCAATGTTTATGTCCTGATTAGTACCTTGACCGTTTACACCGTTAGCACCTACACCACCTGCAGCAAAACCACCTAGAGCTAGCTTATAAGCTCTAAAGATTTTTGACGATACATAGATATGTAGGTCTTCTTTTCCAAACAATCTATCAGGTATAGCATTATAGACCTTAGCCATTTCATCAATTACATTAGAAGCATCTACAGTTGTTGAGCCTATCTCTTGTGATGCTGGTAAGTCAGCATCTGCTGCTATAAGCGTTGTAAATCCATCGTATTGCCCAGCACCGTCAACACCTCCCCAAATAGCTAACTCATTAGCTTCTGCAACTCGTGCTATATACTCGGCTATTATAAAGTCACTAAACGTCTTAGGTAGTACATCGTGTGCTGAAAAACCCATTTCTAACGCATCCCAAGTGTCCCTGAAGTCATCTTTACAAAATATTTGATTGACTTGTAATTCTTTAGGCTCGAGAACACGCTCTAAAGTTGTAACGCTTCCAGTTGCTGTGAAATCACAGGTCGCATCTGAAATGATGTCTTGTAAATTAGCTGGTCTTAGCGTTTTCCTGAACTTAATGTTAGGGTCGATAGTAATTCCACCGTTACTTATGGTAGGTGAATTTCTTACTGCTGCCGCTACATAGTCAAATGCATCCTCTCCAGCGTAAGTAGTTGTAATGTTAGTTGTTGTTGCCATTTTTATTTATTTAAATAGATTAGAATATACTCCATCCTTTATACCCCTTACTCTATTTTGGGAATGGAGTGTTAATTTTTGTTTTTTTACATTTTTCTCTGGTGAATGTGTAACCTTTTCAACCTGCTCTTGTTGATTAAGCTCAAGTTGTTCGTTGGTCGTTTCCTGCTTAGAAGCTTCTACTTTGGTTTCTTTTTCCTTAGATGTCTCAACTTCTTTTTTTGGTTTCATCATTTCCTTAACCTCAGCCATTTCTTTTTTTAGTTTTTCAACTTCTGAAGCTAGGTCCATTTCTTTTTCTTCTTTCTTTGCATCGACTTCTTTCTCCTCTTTCTTTGCATCAACCTCTTCTTCTGCTTTTTCTTTTGTCTCAGCAATTTTACCTTCTTCTTGCACGACTACAACCTCGCCTGTGTCAAGCTCGTGCTCCCCTACTGGAGCAGGTAGTCTTTCGCCTTCATCGGTCAAAACAAAGATTTCATCATCTTCGATTACTACTTTTGTACCATCAACTAGTTTAGCTTCTTTTAGCTTAACATCTGTTTTTGAAAACATCTTTGCAATCTTTTCTGATGCTAGTTCTAGCAATTGTGTTTTAGTTTCACTCATTTTTTTAACGATTATTAGATTTAACTCTTTTTTCTATGTTACCAGATTTTACTGATATTCCTTGGTTAACTGTGCTGCCGATACCTTGCGCTTGCAAACTACCATCACAGCAATCAACGTGATAAGTGCCATCCTCACAGATACATGCTCTTTTTGAATCCTTCGGACTTGACTTACTTGGTGTCTTTTTTTTCTTTTTTGCCATAATTAAATTTTGTCTAATTTATTTTTTGCCCACTCTATTCCAGACGTGCCTCCCCAAGCGTCCCACATGAGACCTCCGCATCCTTCTGAGTAAGGCACATCCTTATGTTGCCTATGACGTGCGAATGATGCCATCCTACTTATAGTATCCCTGCTTATGTTCTCACCTTTTGCTAATTGATTAGCTCTTTGCTTTCCTACTGCTGAACCGCATCTACCCCATCCATTTTTTTCTGCCCATTCCAGTGCTTTTTTTGCATTATTCCTAGCACTTTGTGGATAGTCATTATAAGATCTCATCTCTACGTAGCTTAACTCTTCTAGCACGCTTTGAATTTCATCTTCTAACTTTTGCTTTTCGTCTTTTTCTTTGTTGTCAAATACGCCTTCTATGCTGAAGCCTTTTATTTTTCCTTCTTTAGCTTTTAAATAAATGTCCTCATTATCTGCTTTCATTGATATGCACCACGTGCCGACTGGAACATCTAACCCGTATATGCTAGACTTATCTTTTTCTTTATTTTCAACAATCCACGATTCTACTACGGTCATTCCCTTAACATCCCTTTCGTGTTCTATTGTTGCTTTATCCTGAAATTTTCTTTTAGCATATAACTCCGATGCTTTCCTCACTGTCTCTTTTGAAAAATATATATAATATTTCTCGTCATCATCATTAACTCTTAATATCGGTTTGTCTGGAATAAGTGCAGCACCTAGCAAAAGTCTTTTATCTTTACTTATCTCAGCTAGCTCAACTTTATTGTCTTGTTCTTTGAGTGTAACAAAGTTTGATTGTATAGCAGGGGTTTCTACAACTGATATAGCGTCAATACCACTTGAAACCTCGTCTTCGTCTATGATCATTTCAATCATTTTCATACTATTAATATTAATTTTTTTTTGTTTTGTAACATAATTTAACATTTAACCCAAACTTGCACCTTCTTCTATATTTCTATCTAACTCCTGTTGATTGCTTACATCCTTACTTACTACATAGGCTTTTGTTGGTTGCTTATTATTTTGACCTAGCGTTTCAGCTATCTGATTAGTACCTGCATCTCCTACGATGTTGAACCCTGGAGCTTGAGCTTGTTGTGCTTGTGCTTGTGCTTGACTTACACTTGCACCACCTGCACTACCACCACCACCTGAACCTCCTATGTTAGGTGTTTTTGTAGATTTTATATTTTGGACAGCTTTAAAACCACTCGCTAATGTTGTAGCTGTACTTACTATTTTTTGTGCAGTAGCAAAAGGTTCAGGCAGTACCGATGGAGATGACCAAACTTGTGTAACCCCTTGATAAGTATTTATTGCCGCTTGTGCTATTGCTGCTGCTTTTCCTGCTTTTGAATTTTCTCCTAATATTTCAGTTACTGCTCCTAATGTTTGTGAAGCTAGTTGCATCTTAGCATTAGATACCGCTTTTTCTCTGGCTTTTTCGTCTTCTGCTGCCTTAGCTTTTACCGCTTGTTCTTGTTTTGTAAACCTGTCTCTTATAGTCTGTAGTTGAGTCTCACTAGCTTCAAGGTCTTTTGCTTTTTGTAATTCCTTTTCACGTTCAATATCTAGCTCTGCTAATGCTTCAAGCTTTTTTCCTTCTATTGTATCTGGATACTGCTTACCTTCGTTTAGTAACTCCTCTAATTCTTTTTGTCTTTCTACTTTCTTTAAATTCTCTTCCTTTTCAATCTGACCCATTTCAAGGTCGAACTGTTTTTTAGCTTTCTTTAAAAGCTCATCTCTTTTTGCTCCCTCTTTTACTGTTTTTTTAATAAGATTTTTTTGTTCTTGAAATTTTTGATCAGCTTCCAGCTTTGCTAGTTCTACTTCTTTTAGCCCTATTTTTTCTAGTTCCGCAAGGTTAGCTTTTTGCTCTTCTAAAAGAGCATTTTCGTTTGTTTTTTGTTCGGATTTTTGACTTGTAATTCGCTCCTCTATCTCCAATACTCCAGCCTTCGCTTCCTTTAAAGCTATTTGTGCATCTATGTTGTCTGGGTTTTGCTCTAACTCTTTTCGTGCAAGCCTTAATTTTTTCTCTGCTATTTTAAGCTCCTCTTCAGATTGCTTTTGTAATACTTCGCCTAGTTTTTCATTTGCTTTTATTCTTTCTTCTATGCTTTTACTGATGTCATCACGTTGTTGTCTTAATTCCTCAGCTTGTTTTTGAAATTGAAGTTGCAGGGACTCTAATGATCCTTCTGCAAGTTTAACTTCATTCCTCATTTCAACAAGTGCATCAGCTGTTTCAGTTGCAGCATCTACGTTGACTTCCTTAACTTTTTCAGACGCTTTCTTAACGAACCCAGATACTTCATCTATCATGCCCACATAGTTTTCAGCTAGGCCTTTTCCAGCCTCGGCAGCCTCTTCACCTGTTTCTTTTATACTTTGTTTTGTCTCTTCAATACCTTTTTTAAGTTCTTTTATAGTTTTAGGATCACCATCTCCTAAAAACGATTGCTCCCACCATAACATCGCTTGTTGTACCGCTATTGTAATTCCATCAAATAGTAACTTTAGCGGTGTCAATGCTAGCGTCATTAGGTTTTTTACAACTGCTATTGTTGATTCAAAACCGCCGTTCATTTTGCTACTTTCTTCAAATGCAGAACCTATAGCTGTTGTGATTTCTTGAATCACTAGATTAATAGTCGTCATCACTTTGTTGACGCCATCCATAATAGCTTGGTTCTGGCTAAAGGCTTGTGTTAACTTAGCTACAACTGCTACTACTAACCCTATACCTGCTGCTTTCATTGCACCCCCTAACACCTTGAAGCCATTACCTACTCCTTTAAGTGCTTTTTTACTTTTTTGAGCTGCTTTACGGAGCTTACCGAACCTTTTAGAACCTTTCGATGCTAATTCATCAGTTGATTCATTTGTCTTTTGAACAGATTCGTCTAGTTCCTGAACGCTTTCATTTACCTCTTCTACGTTATCAGTAGCTTTTTTTATATTTATGTTTATTTCAAAATTAGCCTCTTGCATTTCTTTTAATTTGGTCAACTCCTTCTTTAATAGAAGTTGGTATTTTATTTTTTCCTTTCGCTATATCTA